TCTTCGGGAGCGTCGCCCTCCCAAAGGATGTCGTAGCAGATAAAGCCATCCAAGACTCCGAGGAAAACCGCAGCGGTCGTGCCTGTGCATAGAGCCAGCACCTTGTCAGCGTCGGCCTGCTTGGGGAATGCGTACTTGCGGAAGGTAGCCATTAGAGGGTCGTAAGGGCAGCGAGTTGAGCGTTGGTGAGCCTTGTGGTGTAGAGGGCAACGGAGCGGATGCGGTCGTTGTAGAACGAACCAAAGCCTGCGACGGAATCTTGCGCTCCTATTGTCAACTGCGTGGCGTTGTGAACGGTTGATACCGCTGCGGTGGCCGTGGTGATGATTGAGCCGTTAAGGGCGACGACGATGCCACTTGCAGCAGCATTGAACGCAAAGGCTATTTTATTGATACCTAATGACATTGCTGGCGATGACGTTACATCAAAAACCGATGTTCCGCTTGCATTGATTAGACGGCATCTCAAGGCTGCTCCAACCGTGTCGATTCTAATCTGCCCTGACGTTGCCGTTCCAGCAATTTGGAATGACACGATTCTGCCCGCTTGCTGATTCCTTGAATCCACCTCCGCATAAATCGTCCCCTCGGTCTGCCCGATGCAACCGCTGACTGCGCCTGATAGGTTTATCACGTCTGCGTTGCGTGTTACCGCTGCGGTGGTTGTGGGGATGTAGGAGGTTGCAATGGAGCCTGTTTCTGCCTGTGCGCCCCAAGCGTAAACGCCATTAATGCCATCGCCTGCAAATGATGCATTTCTTGCCGTTCCACTCGCAAGAATGGGGCAAATTTGGAAACCCGGTGTTCCATTTGCAGCAGCGGTAGCCGTAAACCCACAACGGTACCATCCATTGCCGTAATTTTGAATAAAGGCCGATGAATAATTCCCAGCCGTTACTGAACCACTACCTGAAAGATTGAAGTTTGCGAATGGACTTGCAGGCGAAAAAGTAAAGCCACCTACAATTAATTGTGCGAAATTGTTCGTGCCGTGTGCCTTAAAAAAGCAACTTGTCGTAACTACCGCACCGCTTGCAACCGTAGTGGCCGCATTGCGACTTAGATTGTGTTCAGCACTACTTCCCGAGGTCGCAACAATTAAAGTTCCCGAAGCCAAGCCGTCAGGGGATGCTATTGCCCCTCCTGAAACCAAAACAGCATTTCTTGTCCAGTTACCGCTTACGCTTAACGTTTCGGATTGAGCCATGATGTTCTGCGCACTCGGCTCCACCAACAACGCAGGGCAGCCAGCCGTTCCACCGCTTGTGTAGTAATCCAAGCGAGGCACACCCGAAGCCACCGACTCAATAAATCCGTCTGAATTAAATCGGGTCGCAGTCGTAGCACGGGTAACATTGAAGTCGCCAGATGCACCAAGGACCAAACCACCCGAAGTCGTAGCGACTGGCGTGTAAAGTTTGCCCGTTTTAAAGCGTGCAGGTACGAGGATTAGCGATGGGGTCGGCATTGTTAGAAGTTGTAAATAACTGCAAAGCGATTGAAGAGGCACCCATTAACGGCAGCCTCGGCAGCGGTTGCACCGTCAGCCGTAGCCCTTGCGTTGAACAAGGCCCAAACTCCAGCAGCAACGCCACCTTGGAGCATTGATGTCGGGTAGCCGTAGCCGTATCCTATCAGCATCTTAGAGGAAGGTGTAACCGATGACGGAACCTGCGGATGGAGTAACGGCTGTAATCTTACCGCCATTGCGACCGCTTATCACGATGCCAGCGGACACGGACTTGCTACTCATAGCGTAAGCGGTTAGAAGGTTCTCGCTTCCAGTTCCAGTTAAAGTTGTGAATGTGGCTGCGGTATTGACTACCAAGAAGTCGTAGTTTTTGCCTGTAACGGCAGCGTCAACGAACTCCATCGTACCACCTTGGCCAAGCATTTGTTGCAATATGGGTGTAGGCATTTTTTAGCGTTTAATTGTAAATGTAGATTAGACTGGAATTTCACAAACCGAATGGCCGTAAGGGATTTCAAATGTCATCGTCGCCTGCCACCCTGCCGTGCGGTCGTCCCGGCTCTCTACAAACCTCGTAAGGCTCACGCTGGATGAGAGGGTCCAGTCCTCGTTCGGGTCGTTTGTAAGTGATGAAATAAAGTCCTGTGCTATCTGCAGTTGGTCGCTTAAGACCTCGTCCTCGTTGTCCTGCCAACCCAACGTAGGGCTGCCCGAAACCACTCCGCCCATCGGTTTGATGGATTCAACACGGTCAGAAAAGTAAACCCCAACCACCAAGTCCAAAGTACCAGCGTCAGTACTTGCAGACTGCACGTCCGCAAACACCAACGGGTAAACAATCCTCTCACGGCTTGGGGTTCGCAGGTTGATGGTGTTGTCCGTTCCTATCGCCAACGGGTCGCCCGTCCCGAACGAGTTTACTTGCGGATGGTTGTTGGCAAGGTCCAGCAGGGCTTGCTTGATTTTTATCCAAGACATAGTTTTGCAGTTTCAGTATGTTCTTCTTGTGCGCACCCATCGTCAGCAGTCATTACACGCCCCGAATTGTCCGTAGGGGTAGGGGTAGTCCAAATTGCTGATTCCCATCCTCCTGTTGCGGTCAAGGACCATCCCGGTGCGGTAGTTCGTAGCGTTCGGGTAGATGGTATCCAAAGCAGAAGGAGGCGAGTTCCAAAGCGGATAGGAGTTGCGGTTCTCCATCAAGTACCGGGTAATTCGTTCGGAGTACCACTCGGCATCGTTCTTGACCTTATCGGTCAGTCGTGTGATTTCTTCCATGCTCATTTGAGAACTTTCCTCGCTTGTCCTGCGGACCATCCCCTTGTTCATGTACTTGAACGCTAAGACCATGGGCAACTCGTAGTAGAGCCATTGAATCATTGCAGGCTGAATGTAGTCCTCCAGCAGCGTTTGGTTCAGGGCAGACGTTGAACCGCTGACGACCTGCGTAACCAATTGCCCGTACAACGGAGAGCCAACGATGGGCTGAATCCTCATCTCCTGCACCTTGACAACCGTTGCACGGATTTGGGTGTAGGATACGTTCTCGTTGATTATCGAGTTGTCGAGCAGCGTTTCTTCGCTTATGAATAGTGCCTTCATGCCTTCGTGATTTTATTGCCTTTACGGATGACCAACTGCTGCTCCCACACGTGCCTGCATTGGGGGCGATTCACTCCGCTCGGTGTGTGATACCAACCGCCCCTCCTGTTCCAAACGGAGTAACCCATGATAGCACTAATTCCGTCGATGTCGTCCCTCGTGTAAACCTTGCCCTGCCCAGCCAAGTCAAGCATCACTTTGCAGAACTCACGGCTGGAGCCTTTGTCTTTGTTGCTGAACCCTGTGGCCCATGCATACTTGTAACGTACCTCCAAGACTGGCTCGGCAACTTCCTTGACATTCTTGGGCAGGTTCTGCTCGGCAATCTTGTCCACCGCCCGGCTGATTGGGTAGCGGTCCTTGGTAATCAAGTAGGCGACCCGCTTGGCGACCTTGGCCTTGCTGACCCCAAATTCCTTTGCCATTTCTTCAACGCTTGCGTCCCGGTTCTTCTTGCGATAGGCTTCAATCTTCTTGTCCAGTTCGACTTCTTCTTCGCCCAGTTCGGCAAAGGCCAAGCGGATGTTTTCGTCGATGTTGGTGTCGAACCGCATCGGCTTGGAGTGCATGACGTGGTAGTCGTCTGCATGGCATCCGAACTTGCTTGCAACCACTTCCAAGACCTTGAACTCCTCATCGCCCCATCCGTAGTCCTCATCGTCCTCTTGACCCCAAGTCGGTTCGCTGAACTCTTGGGCCTGCACTCCGAGCATCGTGTCAATCTCTTGGGCTGATAGACCGAACCCTGCTGATAGCATGGTCCGAGCCATTTCAAGAGTAATTTTCTCTTGCATATACTGACGCACGATTCGCATCAAGTTTTGGTACTCACGGCCTGACAACTTCTTAATGTTGTCGTTGCTTTGCAAGGCTTCCACGGCTTGCGGTTGCTCGTCGGGTTGGGGATTAGGTCCAACTACGTCAGCAGGTTTCTCCAAAGGTTGCAGACCTGCTTTCTCACGCAGTTCGTCTTGGGTCATGATTTGCAACAGGGCTTGTTCGCTTAGTCGCTCCGTGATAGGCTCAACGGGGATAAGTTCCATGCCCTCAACGCCATTGAAGGAGCCGAGGTAGTTAATCATCCGCTCCACCTTGCGCACCCTGTCGTTCACATATGTTGCCTTAAACAACTCGTAAGCCTCGACCAATTCGTTGCGTCCACCCAATTGGCCTTCGGTCTTGACTCCGAATAGCGCGGGGTTGGTTACACGGTGTGCGATAAAGATTTCTTGTTGGATTGCTTTGTTCAGTATCTCGAACTGCTTGTCCATGTCGCTCGGAGTGAGCGGTTCCAGCGTCGGGGCCTTGGCTGCATCATCGTTGAAGGTTACAACAAAGCGACCAGCGTTGTCGGTTCCCGAAAACTTGCGTTTAATCTGCCTCTCGATGTCGCCCTGCTCTTCGGGGGTCGGGATGCCGTTGTTGAAGTTTATCAAGTAACCGCCCCAAAAGTTGTTTCGCAGGTTGTTGTTGTGGAAGTTAGCCACTTGCACGTCTGCCTCAATCCAAGCGTTGCCACCGATGTATTCGGGGAGAGGATAGTGTTTCACGCCTGCTGCATAGACCCTGTAATAAAACAACTGCTTTCCGAGGCGGTTCTCCGGGTCGAATGCTGGAATCTTCTCTATGTCCCCGACCTTCGGGAACAACTGCATCATGTCGTCGTTGTACCAGTCAGCGACTTGAAACATCTTCTCCTCTTTGTCCACCCTGATTTTCTCGAACGGCACGTGTTCCATCTTGGCGATGGTCCCAAGTTTGGACCAATTAACCGCAACCGCAAAGCCGTTGAATAACTCCAAGTCCAAGACCAGTTTCTCGGTGATGTCGTTCAAGTCCTCCGTGCTTGACATTCCATCGAAGAACTTGATGAAGCGGGCCTCTTGTTCAACGGTCAGGTTGTCGCCTGCCTGCCATCCTCCGCCCATGAT